TGTGGTTGAGTGGGGGGTGAGCACGGTGTGGGTGAGTTAGGCGGCGACGAGGGGGGTGGAGGGTCGGATGGCGCCCGAGGCCGAGCACAGGCGGGCACTGAGGGTGTTCAAGCCATGAGCAGTTTCAATCTAGAGAATTTCAAGGCGTTCTGTGGGACGTTGAGGGTAGACACGAAGAACAAGGGGGAGATGTTGTTGGAGTGGGGGAGTCTGATGGGGACTCAGAGATTTCTGATAGAGGAGATAAGCAAAGGCTTAAGCGAGGGGTGCCACACGTTCGTTGTGCTGAAGGGACGGCAGCAGGGGATCACGACGATCTGCCTGGCGCTGGATTTGTACTGGTCGATGAAGAACGTGGGGATGTCGGGGTCGCTGGTGACGCACGACGAGGAAGCGCGGGACATGTTCAAGACGACGTTGGAGATGTACATCGAGGGGTTGCCGCAGAGGTTCAAGGTACCGGTGGCTGCGCACAACAGGACGCAGTTGGTGTTCAAGAACAGGTCGAAGCTGGCGTATCAGACGGCGGGGACGCGGAAGAATTCGAAGCTTGGGAAGGGCAAGGGGCTGACCTATTTGCACGGCACAGAGGTCGGGGAGTGGGGCGACGAAGAGGGGTTTGCGTCGTTGCAGGCGTCGATGAGCGAGACGCACCCGGAGAGGCTGGAGATTTACGAATCGACGGCGCAGGGGTTCAATTTCTTTTCGGAGCTGTGGGACAGGGCCGAGGACAGCGTTTCGATGAGGCGGATTTTCATTGGTTGGTGGCGCAATTCTGATTACGTCAAGGCCGAGGGATCGAACGAGTACCGTGTTTATTGGGACGGGAAGCTCTTGCCGGAGGAGCGCAAGTGGACGCGGGAGATCGAGGAGAAGTACGGGTACGAGATCACGCCTGAGCAGATTGCGTGGTGGCGCTGGATGATGAACGAGAAGATCGGGAATCAGGAGTTGATGTACCAGAACCACCCGCCGACAGCGGACTATGCGTTCATTGCGAGCGGGGAGAATTTCTTCTCGACGGCGAGACTCAGCGACGAGATGAAGGCGATCAGGAAGCTGCCCAAGCCCGACCTGTTCCGGTTCGTTCTGAGGGAGAACTTTGAGGACTGCGACATCACCGAGACGATAGAGAAGCACTGCAATCTGAGGGTGTGGGAGCACGCGGACGATCAGGGGCTGTACGCGCTCGGGGCGGACCCTGCGTATGGGAGCAGCGACTGGGCGGACAGGTTTTGCGTGAGCGTGTGGCGGTGCTACGCGGACGGCATGGATCAGGTTGCCGAGTTCTGCACGGCGAGTTGCAACACCTACCAGTTCGCGTGGGTGATGCTGTACTTGGCGGGGCACTATCGGAACACGATGATGAATTTGGAGATCAACGGGCCGGGGCAGGCGGTGTGGCAGGAGATTCAGAACATGAAGCGCAACGCCGGGATGAACCCGAGGAACCCGGTGAGCCAGAAGATTGCGTATGTGGTTCAGAACTTGCAGAACTATCTGTACCGCAGGTTGGACGGATTCAGCAGGCCGAGTGCCTATCACTGGAAGTCCAATACCGACACGAAGGAGAGGATGTTGAACTTCTTCAAGGACAACTTCGAGCGTGGTTCGTCAAGAGTGCGAAGCCCGGAACTGATCGAAGAGATGCAGCACGTCATTCGAGATGACGGCCAGCTCGGGGCGCCTGGGCGCGGGAAGGATGACCGTGTGATAGCGGCGGGGTTGGCGCACGTAGCATGGGCGGATTACGTCAGGAACCAGTGCATACAGCGGGGGCTGCTGCGCCCGAAGATCGGTGGTGGAGGGGAGATCGTTCCGCAGGTGAAGACGATCTCTCCGTCGATGAAGGGGTATCTGGCGCGGATCGGGATAAAGGCGTAGATCGTGGGAATGAGAAGGATCGACTACATCCGTGCGACCGCAGGCTTTTTGCACGACGAGGGCATTCGCGGATCGAACACGATAACGAGTCCCTACCGCGCCGAGTTCGGCATCCTTCCGAGGGACGAGATCGTGAGGATTCTCAGGAAGCTGCCTGAAGGCGATACGAGGACCAACAAGCTCAAGGACACGATAGTCTTTACCGACATCGAGAGGCACCTGAACATACAGTGGACCGGCAAGCTAGGCAGACTGTCCCGGTACATGCAAGGCAGACACGAGTTCATGCCGAAGACACTGCGCCGCATATCACGGATGCTGCTGCTGCTGGAACGAGGCCAGATCATCAAGCGCGACGGAAAGATCATCTACCTCGACGAACCGACGAAGAAGCCAGACATCGTGATGCGAGTACACATAGGCGAGACTGGAAAGCCTACAATCGTTCGGGTCGATGCGTTGCCCGTTGTCAAGCAGATGCCCAAGCTGTTTCAGAGTTTCACGCTACCGGGAGAGCGGTGAATGGCTGTTCAGAAAGAGTGGACCTGCATGGCTCACGGAGCATTCGATTCGTCGGAAGCAGTGTGTCCGCACGGATGCGGCGAGGGCATGGTGCAGCGTGCGTTCAGGACTCCACCCACGATACAGTCAAGCCAGTATCGAGGGGTCAACAACACCTTCGAGACACTGGCGCGGGAGAACGGCCTGTCGAACATGCGCAACGCCAACGGCGAAGGGATGCGCAAGGCTGACGCCTCGACGTACCAGCGACTCAACGAAGCTACCGCGCTCGTAATGGGAAGCAGCAGATCAGGGATGGCTGGCATGGATGCCGGGCAGTTCTTCAAGCCGCTCAACGAGTTCCAGCCCGGAAGCACGGGCGACGGGGGCGTTTTGCAAAGGCAGGGGAATCAGGTACTCTCGGGCGCGATCCCGCTGAACATGCCGACCCCGAAGCTGGAGGCCGCGCCGTTCGACGGCAAATCGCTTGGGCTGCCACCAGGAGACGCGCAGTGAGAATTCCCGGCGAAAAGGAACAGGACGGCTTCGCAAGGTTGGAACTGTATCGAGACACGATACAGGCGTGCTTCTACTCCGAGAAGAAGCGCCGCCAGCAGTACGAAGTGCTCAAGCACTACTACGTCCACGGGTGCTCGCCCGAGGGCGACTCTGCACCGTTCAACAAAATCGAACCGCTGATCGACACCCTTTCGGCGTTCCTGTACTCGGCGGACTCCACGCGGTTCAGCGCCCATCTCGGCCCGGAAGTTCCGGCGCAGGAGTGGGACAAGGTGCAGCCCATCGGCAAGGCGGTCAACGTCGAGTGGATGAACTCGGGGTCAGACCAGATGTTCAGTCAGGCGCTCGACTGGTCGCTGGTGTACCAGTCCATGTTCGTCAAGATCGTGATGAACGGCGGACACCCGATCCCGTATCTGGTCGAACCCGCGTGCCTCGGCGTGTACCGCGAAGACGTGAACGGACTCGACAGGCAAGAGGCGATTGCCCTGCGGTACACCATCACGAAGACCGAACTCGAAGCGATGATCGCCAGCCACCCGAACCGGCAGACCATCCTCGACTCGCTGTCCGCGAAACCGATCCGCCCACGCGACGAAATGCCCGAGGGGCTGCGCCGGATCATCGTGACGAACCTCGCGGGAGTCCCGCCGCTGACGCCGGGTAATCAGCTCACTGGCAATGGCACCCTGACCCTTGCCGAGCGCATTGACTACACGCCTGGGATCGCCGCCGAAGTTATCGAAATGACCGAACTTTGGATAAAAGACGACGACATCGACGGCAAGGGCTGCACCGACTGGCGCACCGTCACCATTGCCGAGGAAAACACGGTCATCTACGACAGGCCGAACATCTTCGTTCAGGGTGAGCAGCCGTTCACTCAGGTCTGCCCGATACCGATGGTCGGCTACTTCTGGGGCTTCTCGTTCGCTGGCGGGCTGATCGGCTTGCAGGGCTGGCGCAACGTCCGGGTTTCCGAGATTCAGCGCATCGAAGCGCGACAGGCGAACCCGCCGATTGCGGCGATGGGCTTCTCGGGCATGGCCGACGAAACCGTGTTCGCGTTGCAGCAGCCGGGCGGGGTGATGAACAACTCCGACCCGATGGGCAAGGTGCAGCGGTTCGACGAACCCGTACCCGCCGATCTGT